ACTCAAATTCTCTGTCGTATATACAATTGTATCTAGTATTGTGCTATTACCAAGAACAATTAAATTAGAGTTAATAGTTAAAGTTCCATTAACTGTTAGGTCATCGTTATATTTTTTATCAATTATAAATTTCTTACTTGCATCAATATTTTGAAGTATCATATCTGTCGTTAAACCACTAATTCTTTCAGAAATAATATTACTTGCATAACTGACTTCACTCAATATGCGAGGAACTAAAATATTACTAGTTGATAATATATAGTTACTTAGATTTTCATTTTTTGTATTTATAAGAGGAACCAAAATATTTTTTGTTGATAATACATAGTTACTTAGATTTTCATTTTTTGTATTTATTGTTGTATTTAAACCAGCAATACTTTCAGCAAATACTATGTTAATACCTTCTATTATATTTGTTCCATTTTTATAAATATCGCCTATTATATCAATCCTGCCAGCTCTATTTAATTTTAATAATTCACGTTCGCCAGGCGAATTATCTTTATAATTTATTTTAAAAATTCCATCATGACTGTATATTTTATGTATTTTATTATCTCTATTTTGGGTTGTCTCGCTTTCTACCTTATTAGATAATATTATTTGAGGATTAAAATTACTGCTATTATATTCAGTAACTTGTATTTCTATATTATTATTATCAACATATTTTGTATAATATTCTTGCAATTTAATTGTGTTAAATAATTCTGTTTCTCTTTCATCTATTATAATTTTAAATTTGTCTATTATTTCTATATTGCTTGAAACAAGTTTAGTATTATATCTACTGTCAATAAATTTGTTAGAAGTTGTAATATCAATTATATTTGAACTATAATTTCCTTTACTAATTATATTCATAGAAAAATCATTATTTGTTCTTGTATTAGGGATAATATTTGAACTATAAATATTTAACTTATTATTTCGGTGTATGTCAAATTTCCCAGTATATTCTTGTTGAGGGTCAAACCAAAAAATATTAGAAGTTTTAGTTTTTAAAAATACACTAACATCCGAAATTTCTGCTATTTTATCACTCGAATATACATTTTCACATATTTTATAATTCTTTCTAGCGTTTATTAATGAGTCTTGTTCATTATATAAATATGTATATATTTCATTTGTAAATCCTATAATATTACTAGTTTTATTTTCGCTACGAAAATAAGTAATATTTGAAGTTAAACTAATATTAAATGGTTGTAAAGATGCATTTAAATAAGGTGTATTATTTAAATATGTAGGTATTTTATAAGAATTTGTAAAGGTGTAAGTAAATTCTATCTCGGTTGAGGGTTGGGTAGTCCCAATTAAATTCATCTTAAATTGATTTGTATTTGGTGTGCTATGTTGGACTGAAACATTACGAATATTTTCAGACTCATGCCTATCTATTATAGTATTATTACCATAAGATAGTAATGAAAATATGTTAAATAATTGAATATTTGTATCTGGACTATCAAATGTTATATTATAATTATTTCCACCAGACTGAAGTTGACTAAAACTATAATTATTAAAATCTATTTTAAATCTATTTTCATCACTAAAATTAAATAGCAAATCAACATTTGAATGTATAGATGTATATGATATATTACTATAACCATGTAGAGTTTTAGTAACAATTTTATCTCGGTTGTCTATATTTATGGTTGATAAACGAATATCTACATTTCCAACATTTTCATAAGGTATATTATGTGTAATTTGTGTTCTATACTCGCTTTCAACAGCATCATTAGTATTATATAAATTACTACTTATAGTATAGATTGGATTATCTATATTACTAGTATTAATTCTAATATCGGTATAAATAAAATCTTTTGTGTATCTTCCTGTAATTATCATGGGTTCATTATCATATTCACTATTAATAACAACTGTTTGCTTAGGATTATTACCTGATTGTTCTAGTGGTTCATTAAAACCAAATTTAGCTCCTTTTCGTAATCTATTCTCTTCATTATAAGGGGATATTGTAAATATATTTTGTAATTCATTATTTACATCAATACTATTAGTTGATTTAGTATTTGCAACACCGATATTAAATTTATAATTATCAAGAGATGTCCCTGATGATAATATGGTATATTTATTAGTAAGACTAGAACTAGAACTATTAACCATATTTATTCTGGTAGGTTTATCTGTATTTGTTATCTGAATGCTACATTCATTCTCATCAACAATATGTAAACTAATATTACTATCAATATGATTTTTATTATCACCTTGTCCCAATCGCATATATGTTTTTGAACCATTAATATTATTAAATTCTACAAATTGTTTGTATTTATTTAGTTCTTTTTTAAAATAGCTAAAGGTTAGTTTAGTATTATCATTAATATCATTTGCTACATTAAATCTGACCTTATTTTTAATATTTGCAGGGTTCACGTCATATGCGGTTGAAAAGTCATTATTACCATAAATACATAATTCAATTGCCGAAGAAGCATCAATATTACTAGACGAATATGTAATAAACTTTGCTACTGAAAGTGAATCATCATTTTGCTTAACAACAAATGGGATCCTCTTATTAATACCTTTTTTAGCAGGTTCTAGTGAATCCAAAGATTCCACTATAATCGATTCCCTAGGAGTGAAAATAATATTTTTTCCAGAATATTCAATATCGTCTGGGTTAGTTAAACTTTTATAAACAATATTGGAAGAATATATATCGCTATTTATATCATAATATTTTACATTTACATATTCAGAAAGACCTTCTAATTTTTTTATACGAAAGTTAAAGTTACTACTATTGTTATCTATAATATTAATATTACCATATACATCTAAATCACCATATATAGAAACAGTAGACTCTGGTATTACATCCGTATGTAGAACAGGATTATTAAAATCTATATGATATTTTGATTTTCTATCATTATAATACATAGACATCGCAAATGTCGTTGGGTCTATTGTTTTATCTGCGGTGTATCCAAATTGCAAAGGACCTATTCTCGGCGGTCCTCGTTTATCATTATCATTAAGCGTGTGATTTTTATAAATAAACCATCGTTCGAGGTCTCTTCCATTATCGCATATATCAATACCACTAAACGCAGCATCATTATAATGACCCTTTCCATCAACACCTTGATAAATTCTTATAATAGAATAGTTATAATCTTCTATAGATGTATTACGTATTTGTAAAGGAACTTTAAGAGTATTGTCATCATTCTTCCACCCTATTGCTATTTTATTATTCGTATAAAACCCATCAAAATTTGCGGTCGATTTCAAAGTTTCAATAAGTTTATCATCCTGATAATATGCATCAGAATTAATACCATGTTTTACATTTAATCCTTGCATTTTTGAAGAATACGAAGAAAGACTATCGTAATTAATGCAATATTTATAAATATTTTCATTATATATATTGAAATAATCTTTAATATTATTCTGAATAAATCCTGACATTTTATTGATTAAATTATCTTTTGATACGTAATAATCAGTTGCTGCGATTTTTCCATTAATATCTAAATGTAAATCTTTGCGAGGTATTTTATTATTTATTCCGACTCCTGTTTCTGTAATAGAAAGCATAGGATCATATAAAGGGGTGACTTGCAAATTTTCAATATTATATGAAGGATAAAAATATATATTATTCTTTTTATTTGGAATTTTATTTGTATTAACAATTAAACTTTTATCATTTATATCAATTAACCCAGTATATGATACTCTGCCTATTTTTGCATCTACACCTTCCTCAGTATTTAAAACAACTTCAAAAAGATTAGAAGATTTATAATTTTTATTAATATTTAACATACCAGTTAATGACCCATTCGGATTACCAACACTTAATCTATTGGGGCAACTTAAATTATTATTAAAATCTAAATTGACTAAATTACTATTAATATAAGTAAAGAAATAGTTACTCCCATTCTGTGTGCTGCTACTAGTATATCCTTTTGTAGCATCCCCTATATCTATTGGGGTAATTCGTCTACTGCCTATAAATATGTCAGATTCTACTCTTAATGTATCAATCAATATACCATTAGGATTTATAAATTTTGTATTACCTATAAAGGTTGCATTATTTTCTACAGTAATACTGGTTGTTGTTATGTTTGATGAACGTAATTCTAAAGAGTTAACTATATTTTCTGTAGTTAATTTTTTTGCAGATATATTATTATTAAATATATAATTTAAACCACTAAATGTTCCGTCGCCTATTTGTGAAGGTTTGATATTACCTAAACCGATATCGCTTGTGCGAATATATATGTCATCAATATGTTTATAACCATTTCCGGTTGCGTCTCTAATTAATATATCATCAAATATAGATATTCCTTTAACATCTAACTTACATTTTTGCAACGTATACTCTTTTTTAATGAGCACGCCACTATTTAATTCAGGTTTTTTATAAGTTACAGATTCGCTCTTATTTTTTGCTATACATACAGTTCCATATGAATCAATTGCCATAGCAGGGTATTGCGTGTCATCAGAATATGTAGGAAATGAATTTCTATTATATGATGCATCAATAATAGATGCATCTTTGCTTACATGAAATTCCAAAGGCATCCCTACAGTTGTAGAAATAACAGCGGGTGATTCATAATGACTTCCAATAATACCAATTGATAATTTAGATAATTTAGAAATATTTGTATCTGAAGACGCGCTATTTTGAATAGCCAAATGAATATTTTCAAAACGATTATTTGGTAATGAATTAATATGTAATGGATGTTGATTATTATATGTATCAACTCTTCCTCCTAAAGTTATATAATTTGGTGAATATATATTATTTACAGGATAACTAATATCTCTTTTATTAGTAAACTTTGTTGATACACCTACTTTGAATGGTTGTGAATTTGTATTATCATTTATTGTTTTTATCATATTCACGACTAAGTTACTATTTATATCACCTTTAATCGTAATATTGCTAAACTGAATACCCCCTACCGCATTAATAATACCATCGCAGTAAATATTTTTACTAACATACAGGGAAGTATCCTCATCACTATGTTTTGACAATTCGTCTCGATTTGTATTAATTGCGACACCACGATGATTAACATATAAATTATGTTTTGTAAACATTTGCAAATTTGAATAACCACCATTAGGATTCCCTTGACTGTCGCCAACAACTAGATATTCATAGTCACTCAAATTTAATATATTGACATTACTATATGACTTAATACCAATACCTAATGAATCAATTTTAATTATAGGTTCGGTTCCATGAATAATAAAATCTGTCATTATATATATAATACTATTTTATTCTAATTAAAAGAAATAAACAAATAATATTTATATAATAAAATGATATAATGAAAAAATGATATAATATAATACTATATTATTTATATAATAAATGAAACGCATTCAAGGGATACATAACAAAACAAAAGACGTTGAGATTATTAATCAACCATATAATAATCTCAACGTCCTTCTCCAAACTAGAGACTTGCAAAATATATTTAATAATAATGGGTTAAATAATATTAAATTTAAAAATATAGATTTATATCGCGTAGCATTTGTTCATAAATCATATTGCACTATGAAAAATATTGATTTTGATAAAAGTAATATTAATTGCCCTACAGACTGTTTACCACTTCAGGATATGTCTTATGAACGTCTTGAATTTCTTGGGGATTCTCTTATAGGAATGATAGTTGCTAATTATTTATATAATAGATTCCCGGACCAAAATGAAGGATTTCTATCAAAAATCAGAACAAAAATAGTTAATGGTCGGATGTTAGGGTATTTATCAGATAAGATAGGATTTCCTAAATTTGCTATAATATCTAAGCAAGTAGAGGAAACAGGAGGAAGAGATAATTTTAAAATTATGGAAGATATTTTTGAAGCATTTATTGGAGCATTATTTCTAGATTTTCAAACAGAGTATGACAAAGTTCAACTTCCTAATAATATTAATATATCACCTTTTACTGGAGCGGGATATTTCATAGTTGAAAGTTTTATTATTTATATTATAGAGAATTATATTGACTTCTGCGAATTAATAAGAATTAAGAATAATTACAAAGATATGTTAGTATCGTATATGATGCATAATCTTCAAGATGTACCAAAATTTTACGAAGTTAAAATATTAATGAAAGATAACATGCGTATTTTTACATATTGTATAAAAGACCGGAATAATGCAATAATTGCAACATCAACAGGAAGTAATAAAAAGGAAGCAGAAAATAATACAGCAAAGGAAGCGTTGTTATATTACAACGTAGATATATACGAATATAATTCAAATATATAAAGATATTATAGTATCAAAATATAAATATTTATAAATATTTAATGGATAAATTAAATATCACACATCTTGTATTATCAGGAGGTGGTATGAAAGGTGTAATATTTATAGGTGCATTAAGATATATGTATATTGAAAATTTACATAAAAATATTACACATATCGCAGCGAATTCTATTGGTTCATTCGTAGCGTTGTTTATTGCATTTAAACTTACTATAGAGGAAATAGAGAAGATTATTTATGATTCAAAAGATGATAAGAATTTATGCTATATACCTACTAAAAATTATTATAAAATTATATCAAATTTAGGATTATGTTCAATTTCAAATTTTATGGAACATTTTAAAAAAATAATACGCGTTAAATATCCAGATATTAATGAAGGTCTTACATTCAAAGAGGTATCAAAAAGGTTTGGTATTAATTTATATTTTTCAACAACAAATATAAATAGATGTGAAAATCGTATTTTTTCTATAGATGATACCCCAGATATCTCTATATTTACTGCTTGCGAAGCATCCATGTCAATTCCATTAATATTTAACCCGATTGCTATTGATGGTGAATATTATTACGATGGTGCATTTTCAAATAATTTTCCTATTAAACTTTTTTCGCATGTTCCAAAAGAAAATATTATTGGAATGGTGATATATAAGGAAAAAAATAACTATGAACCTTGCAATAAAAAGATAAATATATTTTTCTTACTAAGACAAATTTGTAGGATGTTTGAGAAGTTGAGAATTAATCAAGTTACAGGGAATGAAATAAAAATAGAAGATAGAGATTATTATTTTATACCAAAAGATATTAGTATGCAAAATTCGATGAATATAGTTGTTAATAGGAAAGGTGTTAAATTAGAATTATCCGCAGAACAAATTAATGAAATGATATTATATGGTTTTACTAGTATGACAGAGTATATCGATAAAAGGAAAGAATTACTATATAATAAAAATAAAACAAGATTGCAAGATAATGAAGAGTTATATATTTAATTTTGTGAATAATAGATACTGATACTTAATAAAATGTCATAGTCCATAAATGGTAATGTTATTCCCAAAGTTAATTGGTTTCCAGCCAACAAAATCAATCCATCTTTCCCTTCTTCCTTTGCCTTTAATTCCCAGTTTTGGATTTCTTCTTTGATGTCTTTTAATTTGTATTCTTTTTTAGAATTGACTATTTTTATTTCGTAGTGTTTTACACCTTTGGACATTTAAAATGCCGATTTAACAGCAAAATAAATATCTAAAAGTAGTAAATTTGGTTATTACATAGCGTGGACTATGTATGAATTCTCGTAAATATGTAGGGTCTTCTTCATATATAAGGTATATTGTGATATTGGTGCATATTATTTATAGAAGGATACTGTTGAAATTGCCCATAATTATTTCTTTGAATGGTTGGAAACCGTTATTATCTATAATTTTTTATCGGATATGCTATTAGATTTTTTCTTTCTGCGCGATTAAGATATTCAAACATTATTTTATCCATAATACTATTTATATATAATATATACATAATATATAGTATTATATAATGAATAATACACCATATATATTCCTATTAGATTTAGATGGAACAATAATAGGTGATTGTAGTTATCAGTGTGATATTTATAATATACAAGAAATAATTAAGAAAAATATAGTATTAAAAAATACTAATATTAATTCAATTGAGTTATCAAAATATAAATTGTTATGCGATAAAATGCTTGATAATTGCTATAATTTACAATCTAAATTACTAAGACCTAACTTTGCACGATTTATGTCAGAAATGAAAAAACTATTTCCTAATAGTTTTTTTTTCATCTACACCGCTTCTGAGAAGACATGGGCAAATAAAGAAATTTTAATTATAGAAAAACAAAATAATATTAAATTTAATAGACCAATATTTACAAGGGATAATTGCTTGAAAGACAATAATGGCAATATTAAGAAATCTGTAATAAAAATATTACCGCAATTATTAAAATCAATCAAGATGCCGAAGACGCATTCTATAGTTAATAATATAATGATTATAGATAATAACCCCACATTTGTAGATTATACAGATAATTTATTAATTTGTCCCACCTATGATTACCTGAAGTTTCATAATTTATGGGAGAATATACCTCATGAATATGCAAAAATATCTGAACTTAAGCATTTTGTATCAAAATTAATAATGACTAAAAAAATGTATATTAAAAATAATCCTTCTAATACTATAATATTAGAAAAATTACATAAATGGTTATATAGAAAGTATAAAAAAATAAATAAATATAATAGCAAATATGACAACGATACCTTTTGGTTAAATCTTGCTACTTTAATAAAACATCATAATATTACCACATTTAATAAGAAAAATATCCATATGTTACATAAAAGTTTATAAGTAATTAGTATAAATACTATTATATAAATAGAACAATTAAATAATATATATAAATGATATATATTAGTTTTGATATTGGTATTAAAAATCTCGCTTTGTGTATTTTAAAAAAAACTGAGAGTGAAATAAAGATATTAGATTGGCGAATATTATCTTTAGCAGATAAGAAGAAAGATATTAAAGGTATAGATGATATATCAGAGAGAATATATATGGAACTAGATAATATAATAGGTAATTTAAAAGAATTAGGAATTGATGAAATAGATTATGTATTAATTGAAAATCAACCTTCTAATTTAAATGGTATTATGAAAACAATCCAATATATAATTTATTGTTATTTCAGTCTATTAAAATATTGGGACAAAATTATTGATAATGTTGTTCTTGTTAATGCATCTCTTAAAACCAAAACGCACGACTACAAACCGGATATACAAGTTAAGATGGATGAAACGCAAAAGACTAAAAATGTCAAAGGGTTTAGGCGCGATAAATATAAGATGAATAAGCAGACTAGTATAGAAATATGTAAAAATTATATTAAAGATGATGCGTATCTATGTGATATATTTGATAATAATAAGAAAAAAGATGATTTATCCGACGCTTGTTTACAGGCTGTAGCATATATTAGACAAGGTGCTAGTGATATGCAGAAAGACAATTATAATAAATTAACTTTTATGCAACAATAATAATATATGAAAATAAAGATTATTTTATTATATATATATAGAAGATACTATAAATGGCTGCTAGTTGTGGGATGAGTCAAGATGGAGGAGCTAAAAAACGCAAATTATCACCTTACAATAAGTTTGTAAAAAAGATGTTCAAAGAACTTCAAAAGGAACACCCAACAGAAGATGCGCCTAAAATCATGAAACGGATTGGTGTTGAATGGCAAAAAGTAAAAAAATAAAGTAGATAGAAAATATCTATTTAGTAGAAGCACGTGATGCAGATGATGAAGAAGGAACCTTATTAACCTTTTTTTTTGGCAATACATCAAATTTTTTTTTATTTGATACTTTAACTTTTGATACTTTAACTTTTGATACTTTAACTTTTGATACTTTAACTTTTGATACTTTAACTTTTGATACTTTAACTTTTGATACTTTAACTTT